AGTTGCGTCACGACCACGGAGAACGGGCGCCTGGTCCTGACGCAACTCGTGGTCAGGGAAGAGCAGTTCGTCCCGGCCGGCACGTTCGGCGAGCGACTCCGGACGCAGTACCGCGTCTTCACGCGGGCCGCGGGCGTGGTGCGCTTTCAACTCCTCGTGATCGGCCCCAATAACAACATCCTCGAGGTCGATCAGGGCGCCTACCCGACGCAGGACGAGATCCCGGTGGCGGAGGTGGCCACATCGGGGCGCGTGGGGCTGTTCGAGAGTCAGCCTCCACATCTGGACCTCGCGTGGCTCAACGTCGCGCACTACCAGCAGTGGTCGGACTACGCGACGTCGATCCACAAGACGTGCGTGCCTATCCTGTTCTCGGCCGGCTTCGACCTCCCGAACACGACCATCGGCCCGAACACCGGCATCAACGCCGCCGACCCCGACTCGAAGCTCGAGTACGTGAGCCACGACGGGGCCGCGCTCGACAAGTGCAAGGCGGCGCTGGACGACCTCAAGAGCGACATGGCCATGCTGGGCCTCGCGGCGATGGCGTCGGAGAAGCGGGTCGCCGAGACCGCGAAGGCCAAGTCCATCGACAAGGGCGCGGCCGACAGCAAGCTCGCCACGGACGCCCGCGGACTACAGGACGGCCTGGAGCGGGCGCTCTACTTCACCGCGCGCTACCTGGGGCAGAAGGACGGCGGCAGCGTCGAGGTGAATACCGACTTCGGCGACCTCACGATGGCGGCCGATATGCTGACGGCCTATGTGGGCGCCGTGAGCAACGCGGGCCTGCCGGTGCGCGTGCTGACGGAGGCCATGCAGCAGGGCGGTCTCTTGCCCGAGGACGCCGACCTCGACGAGCTAGACGCCGAAGTCATGGCGAACGAGGCGGCAATCAGGGACCAGAAGGCGATGGAGTTGCAGATGTCGTTGGATGCGAAAGCGGCGGGGGCACGCCCGGCCATGCAGTCGAACCCCGCAGTGAAGGGAGCCTAGAACCATGTCCACGCAAGCGTACACCCGAGGGTTCGACGTCGTCCCCGACGGATGCGACCCCAACCACTTCGCCCTCAGTGGTGGCGATGTCCTTCAGGGGGGCGTGCTGAAGCCGGTCGCCGCCGCCGTCATCTACATGGAGGACGACGAGACACGCTACATCGAGTGCAACGCGGCCGGCACGGTGTCCAGCAACATCACGGGATGGACAGCCTACTCGGCGCCGCTGTGGAAGATCACGACGGCGAGCGGACTCTACACGGAGGTCGAGGACTGGCGCGGCAAGTCCATCCACGAGGTGCGGGAACTGGCCAACGACCTCGTCACCTACCTCACGGACGGCAAGCTGACGACCGCCACGCTGACGGTCTCCGTGTCCCTGACGCCGATCAAGTACACCATCACGGCGGGCACCATCTTCCGCATCTCCGGCGTCTGCTACTACAAGGGCACGGAGACGGTGGCCTTCACCTCGGCCAACACGATCAACGTGGGCGTGGCGACGTGCGCGGCGGGGATGTGGGGCGCGTGGAGCGTCAACATCGCGGCCTCGGGCACCCTCTCCTCAGTGGCGCCGGCGGACGACCAGGTCTACCTGACGGAGGCCGCGGCTATCGCGGCCCTGACGGCCCCGGTGGCGGGCACGGTCAAGCTCGGCCACATCACCGTCAACTCGAACATCGACAGCGGCTGGACGGCCAATACCGACGACCTGACGGCGGCCAGCGACTGCATCGGGTCGTTCTACTACAACACGCCGGCGGCCAAGACGTTGCCGACCGCGGTGACGTGAGTCCGAGCGACCGCTTCTGGTTGAGAGTACATCGTCGGGCGTTGTGGGAGACGCCCGACATGGCCCGCGCCCTGCTCAAGGCGTGGCTCCGCGTCATCGCACGCCTGCCCGAGGCGGCCGTCAGCCGCGCCATCACGGACGGCACGATCACCGCCCTCCTCGAGCGCGAGCTGGGCGACGAGGCGCTCCGGGCGTCCTTCGCCCCGGTACGCCAGGAGTTGCAGCGCGAGGCGCAGAACGCGGCGCGTTACTTCGCCCGCGACATCCCCGTCCCCGCGCCCCTGCGGACGGTGGCCATCGGCTTCGACGTCCTCAACCCCAAGGTCATCGACGCCATCCGGGCGCTCGATACCCGCGTGATGCAACGGCTGGCGCCCGAGGTGAGGGAGACGGTGCGCCAGCACATCGAGCGGGGACTCATCGAGGGCGTGGGGCCACGGACCATCGCGCGCGGACTGCGCAGCGTCGTGGGCTTGGCGCCGAACCAGGCAACCTACGTGGAGAACTTGCGCCGCGAGTTGACCGAGGGACGATTCACCGATGCGGCGCGGCGCGTCCTCCTCGACAAACGCCTCAACCTCGAGCGCCTCGCGGCGCTTCCCGCGGGCGAGCGGGCGCAGCGCATTGAGCGGATCGTTGGGGGTTATCGGCGGCGCATGATCGCCCTCAACGCCGAGACCCAGGCACGCACCGCCACGCTCGACGCGCTCAAGCAGGGCCAACGCCTCGCATGGGAGGACGCCGCCGCCAAGGGTGTCGTCGCCCGCGAGCAACTCACGAAGACCTGGAAAGGGGTCATGGACGAACGCGAACGCGAGGAACACGTGGAGATGGAGGGAGAGACGGTGCCCTTCGACGCCCTCTACAGCACGGGGCAGTCCTACGCGGGCGAGGGCGACTGGAACTGCCGCTGCCTCGACATCGTGGGGGTCGCGTGAGCCTGCGCGGCCGTCTCGCCAAGGCCAAGCCCAAGCCGTTCTCCAACGGCGAGATCGTCCTATCCAACCCCGTGCGCCAGCACTTCCCCGCCTTCATCTTCGGCAACTCCACGATGTGCAGCGCCGTGGTCGAGAAGGACAGCGCCCTCGGCCAGCATATCGTCATCTGTGGCGCCGGCCCCTCGCTCGTCGAGGCGGCGCCGGAATACTGCGCACAGGGCGACCAGGTCTGGGGCTGCAACTCTGCCCTGACTTATCTCGTCGACCGCGGCCTCCGGGTGACGCACGGTTTCACGGTGGACCAGCAGCCGCAGATGCTCGAGGAGTGGCTGACGGCGCCCGACGTGGAGTACCTCCTCGCCTCGAGCGTCCACCCGCACCTGACGCAGTACCTGCAGAGCAAGGGCCGGCGGACGCGGTTCTTCCACAACTTCGTGGGCGTCCAGGGTTCGCCGGTCCATGTGTCGGACGGGCGCGTGATTGAGTACGAGGACTGGCTCTATTCGGGCCTCTACGCCGCCACTTGCCGCGTGGGCGCGGGCCTCAACGCCACGACGCGCGGCATCGAGCTGGCCCGTTGGATGGGCGCCGCCAAGATCACGGTCCTCGGCGCCGACTGTGCGCTCAAGGTCAACCGGCCCCCGCCCGAGGGCATGGTCAAGGGCTCGCCCGACCATGTCCGCTGGCTCACGGAGGACGTCGTCATGCACGCCGACGGGGGGCACGCCCTGGCGAGCGGGGCGACCGCGATCACGATGGAGGGTGAGGTCGATGGCCGGATGTGGACGTCGAAGCCCGACATGATGATCACGGCCACCTACCTCGTGGGCATGAAGAAGGCGCTCGGGGACACGCTGCAGCTCGTCGGCGACACCCTGCCCAACGCGCTCATGGACAAGGACGACGCCTTCCTGGCGCGCCTGCCCCACATCCCGGGGCCGGGCGGCAAGCCGCTGAGCTACGAGGTCGGCTGCGTGCCCGTGATGACGCCGATTGACGCTATCCCCTTGCCACAGGACGCGGCGAGTAAATAGCTTGGAGTGGCAGGGCGGGGAACAATCGGACGGCTAGGGAGCCGGAGGCGCGAGGCGGTGAATGTCCTCGACGTGCTCCGGCTTTTGCCTTACAGCATTTCGGAGAGTTTGCGCGGCTCAACGCCGCATAGTCGTTCACCATCACGCGGGCCGTGCCCGCACCGGAGAGCCAGTGGCCGACCGCACACCGGAAGAGATCGAGGAGATGGCCCGCGAGTTGGCGGCCATCAAGGGGAAGCACGAGGAGTTGCTCGGCGAGACGAAGGCGGCCAAGGAATCGCGGCGGGTCGCGGAAGCACGGGCAGGGGAGTTGGAGCAGACGCTCAAGGCCCACAAGGCGGGCGTCACGTCGCAGGAGCTGGAGCGGTTGCGCGCCGAAGTGCGCGCGGACCTGGACAAGCAGTACGCGCCGACGCTCGATGAGGCCAAGGCGCTCCAGGCCGAGAACCGCCGGCTCAAGCTGGACGACAAGGTGAAGGGCGCGATGGCGAAGAGCGGCGCGCGTGCCGACCGCATCGACGCCCTCTACAAGCTGACGCAGGGCGAGTACGACCTGACCGACGACGGTCAGCCCATGCTGAAGACCCGGCCCGGCACTCCCGTGGAGAAGTTCGTGGCCGAAGACTTGAAGGGGATGTACCCCGAGTTCTACGAGGGGTCGGGGAGCAGTGGGGGCGGTGCCTCCAGGTCCGTCGCCGGTGGCGCGGGATCGCAGAAAGTCATCGCGGCCGACGACGGCGCGGCGTTCCTGGCGAACCTCGAAGGGATTGCCAAGGGCACCGTCGCAGTACGATAGGCCGCTCCACTGACCGGCGTCCCCGGTCCTTGCGCGGAGTTTGACCTGTGGCGAACACGCTCACCAATGTCCTGCCCCAGCTCCTGGCTCAGGGGCTGAAGGCGCTTCGGCAGAACGCGATCCTGCCGCAGCTCGTCAATAAGTCCTACGACACCCTGGCCCAGCAGAAGGGCAACGTCATCAACGTCCCGATCCCCTCGGCCATCGCGGCGCGGGCGATCACGCC